ACCGCACCAGATAAGTCTAAAGTGCCTGTGCCTGTGGTTGTTGACGTCTCCTTGACGCGATCCTTTAATACTAAAGCCATAGTTCTCCTATGCTAGTCTTAGAATAGCGTCTGATGCATCAGGGGTTGGAAACTGAATTGTAAACGTTCCCGCTGTACAAGTCTTATCTCCACCAAAATCTAATACAGCTACAGCTTGTTCATTGTCAGGGGTAGCAGTACTATTATAAATCAGTGCTCCTCGGGCAGTGATTGTTGCCGTTGTCCAGTTAGTATCTGAAAAATCGCAACATGCCGTATCTGTACTTAATGCTGGAGTAACACTCGTTAAAGCGTTTCCTGCAGTAGTATAGTTAGTTCCAACGGAACTCACTTCTCCTGGTGTAACGTACACGGTAGTAGATTTAGTTAAGGATGCAGAATTTGTATATAATGCAAGCTTAAAAGTATCGCCGGTTGATGCTGTGAAATCATGAATAGCCGTTAAAACTTCTGTTTTGAAGCTATTACAAACAGCCGATCCTGTAAATGCCATTTTATTGTCCTCCTTGAGTTGGTATTTTTTGCGAGCCTAGTCCGGGTTGAATTGATGGTCTTGGTATTCTAATAACACCAGCCATATATTGATCCCGTTTTCCGCGGCCCATTTGTTGCGTAGCTACCTCTTTTAAAGCGGTCTCATACGATTGATTATATAATTGCAGCATTTCTGCTGGACCCTTTAAATATTTAAAGGCTTCGACAAGGCAACCATACAAAATTAATGCTGGTGCGTTATCTCCTATCCACGTGTTGACATTAGTTGAAGTCAATCTACCAGGTAATTTAGATAAACTTACTTCCACATAGTATGCCGCATCTGGAGTTGGTACTACGTATATAGTATTATAGTCCCATTGTGAATAATATTTTGGTGTTCCTTGAGTTGTTCTATCTGGCCAATATTCATTCATATAACTTACATCTTTTCGTTCTAGATATGTTCTATCGCCTGTGCCAGCTGCGGGATAAATCTGGACACTGTTAATAACAGAAAATTCTGTAGGAGTAAGATTCGCTCCTCCTGGTAGTGTTAAAAATCCACTTGCTGCTGTAAAATTTGAGTACTGATGTGAAGTAAAAATAGGTATATCAAGATCCCTAAGAATCCTATTTTCAACCATAATAATAAAATTATTAATAATAGTATCAGTGAGTACATAAGGTGTAGTATTAGTTTCTGTATACTCTCTTACTTGTGTTACTAATTCTGTGTATGTTGTCATTATGCCCTACTGTTCACTGGTCCCGAAGAAGTAAAAAAACCACCTGCAGTCTGAGTTGAAGTTGCAGCAGTGTTTAACACAAAAGTATAACTATTACTAATAGTATCTCCTTGTGGTGATGTAGTATTTACCACAGTAATTTCGTAAGATCCATAAACGTTTGACCCAGAATCATGTGCTCGCGCTGTTGTAGCTCCATATGTAATCCCGTAAGAAGGTGCTTGACTTCCACGGGTTAAACCCCCTAATACATTACCTAATTTAGATGTATATTTAATTGTTTCATTTAATACTACTCTAGGTACACCTGAATTTGTTTTATCTTCATTTATAACAATATATCCACTTGATGGGAAAGCAGAAGCATCATTTAAAGTTATACTTGTACTCGCATCTGTAAGTGCAATACTTAAAGTTGTATTTAAATTAAAAACAGGAGCAGATACTCCTCCTATAGGTCCTATAATATCTCTTAATCTAACAGCATCCCCTGTTGAACGTTTATGTAAAGTTTCTTTTGCACTAACAGTTGTTGACCCTGCAGTTGTTGTTAAAGGATTTTCTGGAAGTAAATTAGGAACTGGAAAAGCTCCTCTTGCGGGCCTTGGTCTTTTTAATGATTGAGGGTCTGGCGAATGCTCATGGGGCATTAGTTGTGGTGCTTTAGGTTCATATTCACTTGTATGTACCCAGGCTCCATTCCATTCCTTTACCATTTCCGTGTATGGAAATTGTAATCCACTACGATCAGAAATAGCAATTGCAAATTTTCCACTTGCGTGTCCCATCTATCGTCCTACCATTTAGTATTGTTAGCGCCAGTCCAAGTATATTTACCGCCTTTTTTAGCAGCTCCCATACTTTGCATAGTTCCACTTATAGGATCCTTACCAGCCATTTTTAGTGGTTGCCCACCATTGCCTTTCACAGATCCTTTAGTAGTAACTACACCAGCCTTAACAGGTTTAGGCATTTTAATTTGCCCTCTTCCTCTTAACCAGTCTTTACTCATATTTCCTCCTAAACGTGTTTAGTTAAAGGTTGCCCTTTTTTATTTATCTTCATACTATCAAGATGAGTTTTATTAGCAGATACATCAGTACTGCCTTTCTTTCCACCCAATTGACGTTTTCCACCACCAGAACTAGATGACTTTTCTTCAAAAGATCCTTTCTTATGTTGGTGTCTTATTCCATAATCATTTCTCATTTTTCCTCCTTTTTACAGTGGCAGTCTGTATTTGTGCATTGACAATTGTCTCCGCAATCACACTCACGACCACATTTTTCACATTTAACCATATTACCTCCTATGGTATATATGCTTGCGCCGGTTTAACTCTAAACGAGACTCGTTCTCGGTTAGCATCAGCTGTGCGCTGAAATTCTTCATCATAAACTACTTTTAAATTAGCAGCTAATTGTGGGGCTCTTTTCATTGCTATATAATAAGCTAATCCTGCAACTAAACAAGGAAGAAAATAGAAAGGAACATCAGCATAATTTGAATATGCTCCCGCATCTCTAATTCTATTCACATAAAAATATTTTAATTTGTAAGCTCTATCCGGTGAAGGATATACCCATAGAGAAAGATCATGTTCTGGTCTTCCATAATTTTTAGTAGGGGTTGTTCCAGTTATAGATCCATTAATAACTGTAAATTGAGTTGGTCTTGCATCCCCAGCAGAACTTTGAGTTTTTCTACTTAAATTCATAAACTCAGTTCGTGAAATTTTAGTAATAGATACATCAGTTGTTGTACTGTTACCTTGTAGTTCATTACTTGCTGTATCTGTAGTTGTAATAACAGCGTCAATAACATCTACCACTTTTTGATCTAGTGGATAGTGAACTTGAGCCGCCACCATATCAAGATAAGCATAATCAATAGTCCATAAATTAAGACCACGATTAGCCCATTCTGAAAACATTAGATTTAAGGATCTTCTGGCAGTCTTTAAGTCATAACCACCAAGAACCTCAAGTCCACATCTTTCGAATGCTTCCTCGATAATTTCTTCAATTTGAAGGTTAAAAGTTCTAGTACTAGCGTACGCCATAAACTTTTACCCGTATAAAATAGTTACTTTATCAACGTTAGATAATGTTGCATAGCCACTGGTTTCACATCGAATACCTTGACCAGGTAAATCAATTTGATAGTATGCTGGTTCGCCGGCACTTGTTCCACCTACTGGTGTATCAAAAATTGCCATTGAAGTTCCTCCTGTACCACCATCTTTTATTGTAATAGATCCTGCCGTTACAGTACTAACAAAATAAATTGATAGTATCCTACACGGACCAGCAGATATTACGCCGGATGCTGCTAATCTTATCGCCTTTGGGCTTCCTGTCCAATCACTCATAATTTACTCCTTAAGTAATAGTGAGCTCCCGAAGGAGCTCACATTAGTTATTTTATGACCAAGCAAGAGTACCTGTTGTAGCTGCTACGTCTTTAGATAGATCATGAGCAAAATGCCATGTTCCAGTTTCAAAACAAGTGAAATACAAATAAGATCCTGTTGTGATTCTATTAGTTACTGCCGCTACTGGGGTAAAGGTTAATATTGTATTAGCTGCTACTGAAGTATTCATTATAATCTTAGCTGCTAATGTACTTTCAGTTTTTGACCCTGTAGCGAATGTATCAGTTCCTGCACACGTAAAAATAAGAGTGTTAACTCCACCTGCTGTATCTTTAGCCTGTAAGTGAATAACTACATCACCTTGAGTTGCCGCTGGCATAGTTACTGCCTGTGCTGCTAGGCCTGTGTAGTCATTAACTGTGATTACATTTTTAACGTAAACTAAAGCTGCACCTGTACCTACAACGGTTGCGGTTAAACTAGTTAAATCTGGTTTAGTTCCTTCTAGTCTGGTAGTTATTGCACCAGTACTAGCATTTTTGTTGATCCACTGAAATCCTTTTTCCGAGCGAACCGGTCCATTAAAAGTTGTTGTTCCCATTTGTCTATCCTCCTTGAATAAATAGTCTTATTACTAAGTCTAATGGGTTAAGTAAAGAGGGCGAACTAACTCCGCCCTCTTTGTTAATATTAAGCTGCTCCTGGAGTGCCAAATATTCCGCGCCAGTCAGACCAGCCGAAGCTGTATCTTTCTCTTGCTTTATATCTA